CCTACTTGTGCAATGATTACACCTTGTGCACCAACCAATGCTTCGGCTAATGCCATGTCTCCACCAAGTCTATCCTCCTCAGTCATTATGATTGGGATAATAATCTCGTAAGCTCCTGCCTCACGAAGATCCCATACTAAATTGGCGATGACTTCTCTGCTCCAAGGCCACTGGCCGTATTTGTTCATTGCCTCTTCATCAATAGCGAGGATGCCTATATCATCGGACTTCACCATAGGATCTGTCTGCATTATTAGGTCAAATTGTTTGAGCCGGGCAAGTTCGCCAACGGTAGTATCACTGAAATGAACATAGCTCATGAACAGGGAAACTAGTAGGGGTAGTATAATAGTGAGTCTTAGCATAACTTTATTTATAAATAGATGCATAGCTATATTTAAGGAATGATTATATGGAAAGTTATTTGGCATTGATAGCCGACGTGGGATTCCCAATTGTGGGAGCCGGCGCTGCAGGATATTTTGTATATTTGACGTTAAGTTTTATACTCGCTGGAGTTCTTGATGATATTAAGACACAACGGATGTTTGCAATAGCGTTGGACAACAGGGTGAAAACAATGAATAGCGAGTTGATACGGATTGACGTGAAGATGTGTCAAGCATTTGGTATTAGACCTGATGTAGATCGTATTGCCAGAGCTGATGGTAAAACCGACGCAAGGAAAGATTAATAATGGATGACATAGTTGTTGAGCAAGGTACTACTATAGGTGCAATGGTTTCCCAGTATGGATTTCCTATCATCGCTGCTGGTGCCATGGGATACTTCATATACTTTATATGGAAGTGGGTAACAGAAGAAGTTGACCCTGTTATCGGTGAGAGCCACATGACTTTGGTTGCTTTGATCGATAGGGTTAGAATGTTGGACAATGATTTGATTAGGCTTAATGCTAAGCTTGATATGATATTGCAGGAGCAAGATAGAAATGAAGCAGCTAGTAACAATAATACTTCTGAGTCTAAGTCTAGTAAGTCAGGCAAGTAGCTTAGGTTTTAGTTTTGCCAACCCATCGTTTAGTGGGAATGGGTTTTCTACCCATGCACTATCTATAGGTCAGCTAGAATTTAATAGGCAGAAAGATATAGATGATGATATAGCTGCAGCGATAGCCAAAGCAGAACGTGACGAAAATAACTCGGTCATGAATAAGTTTATTACAAACGTCGAGTCAAGAATTTATGCCACGTTATCCAAGCAATTGGTAGAGAATATGTTTGGTATATGTAACCAGGTTGAAATAGATGCAGGCACATGTACTGTAACAACTAGTGGTACAGCAACATATATGGGTGCGGTAATGGTTTGGTCAAGAGATGATATTAATAATACAATCACATTAACAATCACTCAACCAGACGGCACCGAAACAGAAATTATAGTACCTATTAACGGATTTGGATTTTAATGAAAAAATTAATACTAGCAACAGTACTTTTAGCTTTCTTAACCGGGTGTTCAACATTGAGCGGGCAGGTTAATTATGAAGCACCAAGGTCACAGGAAAATCCACTACAAAGTGTATTGGATAGCGTACCGTCATTGGGTGGACCTAAGATCACTGTTGCGGTATATAATTTTAAAGATTACACAGGACAACGTAAGGCTGTAGCGACTGGTTCTAGTTTAAGCTCAGCGGTTAGTCAAGGCAGTCAGGTATGGGTGATCAAAGCATTACAAGATGTTGGTCATGGTACATGGTTCCAAGTAGTTGAAAGAGGGGCGTTAGATTCAATAGTTAAAGAACGACAATTGATTCGTAACACAAGAGAATTACACGGTGACAAGGATGTACTTGATGCAATGTTATTTGCAGGTATTATTATTGAAGGTGGTATTGTTGGATATGATACTGATGTAATAAGTGGTGGCTCTGGTGCAAGACTATTAGGTCTTGGTGTACAGGAAGAGTTTAGAATTGATACTATTACCGTAGCGATGCGTGTGATATCAGTACAGAATGGTGAAGTATTATTAAGCGTGGCGACGGAGAAGACAATCGCTAGTAGCAGATCGGGTGCAAGCGTATTCAAATTCTTGGATATGGGCACTAAAGCTTTAGAAATAGAAAGCGGGAAGGGGTTCAATGAGCCGATAAATTATGCAACAAGGGCAGCGATTGAACAAGGCATTATTGAAATTATATACCAAGGAGCTAATAAAGATCTTTGGGGGTTTAAGGGAGTAACAAATGAATAACATGTTTAAATTCCTTATTATTGTTTTGATGAGCTTTGGCGTAATGGCCAACAGCATTTATATAACACAGAGTGGCGCTGGGCTCACTTTAAATTTAACCCAAGATGGATCTAATAACATATTTGGTACTTCATTATCAAAGATTGTTATAACAGGTACAGATACAACCTGGACAATGTCACAAATCGGTGACAATAACGTTATCTCGGCCACGCTTAAAGGTAGTACATATACAGGCACATGGGCAATAACAGGATCATCAAACGATATCCTCTTTACTTGTGACGCCGCTGGTACTAGTAAGTGTGAAACTGTTGACGTTGATATAGCTGTTAATGGTGACTATTCGAATATCGATATTAAGATCGGTGCTGTGGCCACTGCAACAAATACCAATGTTAATTTAGATATTGATGGTAATTATAACACATTCGATGCTGATATAGATGGCACTTCACTGACCCAGTCAGCAAGTCCAGTAACAGTTACTTTAGATAATACATGTGCTACTTGTGGTACAGCTACTTCAAGCACTAATAACATCACAATGAATTATGATGCTAGTGGTAATGGTGATGTGAATGGACATCAGCTAATATATACCCATGTCGGAACAGGCACGGTTGACGTTATTCAAACTGGAGTTGAGGATCAATTGATTGATGCAGATATTACAAGTACAGCAGCGGATGTTGACATTACTCAAACGGACTAGTTTATTATTATTGTTCATAGCTACACAGACCCAAGCAAATATCGGTTCAGTCACTGATTTTACTGGGTCTGCTGCTATAGAACGAGATGATGGATTTGAAGTATATGATGTAGAGAATGACCTTGGCGTAGAGTTGTTAGATGTTGTTAACACCGCTAAGGGCAAGGTGCGCATAGAGTTTATAGATGATACTCTAGTTGATGTTACCGAACATAGTAAGTTGGTCATAGATGATTTCGTTTATGATCCAGATACTGGTGAGGGAACATTAGGTTTAAAGGCCAGTCTTGGTACAATAAGATATGCCTCGGGTAAGATAGCAAAGAACAGCAGACAAAGTGTTGTGATTACTACGCCGAGTGCAGTCGTAGGTGTGAACGGTACAGACTTTGCCATGATAGTTAATGAGATTGGTGGATCAATGATTACATTGTTACCATCATGTGATGATTCAGGAATGTGTGTGGTGGGTGAAATATCCGTCACAACAGATGTTGGCTTTGTCATAATGAACCAGGCATTTCAGACAACCTTTGCTGATGCTGGTGGAATAAAGCCAACGAAACCTGTCATACTAGATTTAGATGAGGAGATGATGACGAATCTTCTAATCATAAGAAGGGTTAAGCCATTAGATGAAGATGGTTCATTAGCGGCTGCGGCTGCAAAGGAAAAGCTGAGTGATATACTTGGCATAGATTTTTTAAGCACTGAAGCATTATTCTCCAGTGATTTGGATGATGACCAAGATGAGAGATGGAGAACTGAATTAGATGATAATGATTTCTTCTTCGGTGATTTGCTCGGTGATATATTAGAACAATTGAATTTAGCGTTGGCTAAACAATTGAGGAGTGACTTTGATAAGATCTCCTCTAGGAATAAACAAGGCTTAGATGAAGAAACTGGAACCCGTCTTATTGACCTAGACGGTGTATGGACTTTATCAAGAACAGATGTTGAAACCGGCCAAAATTGGTCACTGGAGTTAGATCAGAACAATGGGTATATTATCGACTTTATACAACAAGACTTTGAGTGGTACGACTATCGTCTTGGTGATGGGAATAATGTTATCTCCATTAGGCAGCGCGAATGAAGTTTATGTAAAAGTTACAGGCACCGGAATTGGATTATCTATTACTCAAGATGGTGATAATAATCAGGTGGGCACTTCAACAGATAAGTTTAGTGTGAATGGTAATAGTAATACAATGTACATATGGCAAGAAGGCCAATGGAACCAGGTTTTTTATGTAAGCGCTTGGGGAACAGGTAATGCATTTGGTGGTGATGTGAATGGTAATAATAACGATATAAAGATTGAACAGTTTAATACCACCGGCACTGATGTGAACAAAGTGGGCATGCATATATCAACTAGTGATAATAATGTGCATGTGTGTCAGGGAAAATCATTTACTGATGCTGCAGATACCACATGCTCGGCATCAAGTACCGCTGAATATGGCGGACATACAGTAAATTTAGATTTACATAGTGGTGGCAATGATATAAAGATTAGTCAAGAGACAGGCACAGGCAATGCAAATCACTTTATAAATATCTATACGTATGGTGGTGAGAACAATGATGTTTTTATTAAACAAAAGGGTAATGGAAATAAATACGCAATGATGACGATAAGAACAGATGGTGGTACACAGAGTATAGTGCAAAAAGATGATGGTGCTCATTCGGCAACAATAGATTTAACTGGAAGTTATCATACAGATTTAAATTTGATACAATATGGAAGTACAGATCAGACATATACATTGACAAACAATTGCCAAACCGCAGGTGGTTGCACTGTTAGTTTAACACAGAATTAGATATGAGTTTATTTATTACCGACGAATGCATCAATTGTGATGTGTGTTTACCTGAATGTCCTAATGAAGCAATTTACGTGGGCATAGAGATCTATGAGATAGATCCTAATAAATGTACAGAGTGTGTAGGTCATTATGACTTACCTCAATGTGCCGAAGTTTGTCCAGTAGATTGTTGTTTGTTTGACCCAGATAATGTTGAAACTGAAGAAGAACTATTAGCTAAAATAATTTATTAAATGGAGATGTAAGATGTTTGAAGATACACTATGGATTTATACAAGTATTGCTGGAGCTATATTAGGTGCAGCTGCTTTATTCTATATTAAAGATACACGTATAGGGTTATGGGGATATGGTAGGTTCGATGCACTATTAGATCACCTCGTTAACAAATTTGGATGGACCTGGTTAAAGCAAGATCCAGATGCATGGAAGAAAGTACATCCAAGAATAGCTGCCAAGTTAGATGAATTGGAAGCGCGCTTAGAAAATCTAGAGGGGAAAGTATAATGGGAAGTAATTTAGGATTAATCGGAATGGCCTTAGTTGCCATATTTGCAACGTCATTCATTAAAGGGTTTGCTGTTGTAGCATTGGCATGGGGTGTATACAAAACCTATAAAGATTGGGAGGCAATGTAATGTCTATTATTGATATGGATGTAAAGCAGCGGTCTTTACTATTTGCCAATCTTGCATCAGATGCATACGGTGAAAAGGTTGCTGTTAGAAAACTCGTTAAGAAGTATGGTTTCACTAAATTAAAATTCTATGACAATGGTGGAGCTCAAGCATATAGATTTGAATCTCCAACCGATGTTGTTATAGCTTGTAGGGGTACACAACCTTCAGAGTTTAATGATCTCAAAGCTGACCTAAAAGCATTCCCAGTTCCGGCCGAGACTATCTCAAGGGTCCATCGTGGATTTAAGACAGAGGTTGATGAACTTTGGCCGATGATTTCAAAAGATATCCATAATGTTATAAAGAATGTATGGTTCTGTGGCCACAGTTTAGGTGCAGCAATGGCAACTATCATTGCAGCAAGATGTGAGTGTGGTGGCGAATACCCCACCCCTGTTCAATTATATACCTATGGTTCACCTAGAGTTGGTTGGCCAACGTATGTTAAATCATTAAAGTTAGATCATATGAGATGGCAGAACAACAATGATATCGTCACAAGGGTACCATTACGTATCATGGGGTACACTCATCATGGCCATAACATGTATATTAGACATGACGGCTCTATAGATGACAGTGGTTTACCGCGTCGTTGGAACAGATTTGTTGATCGCACTAAAGGTATGTGGGGTGGAATCAAGCAAGGAAAAATCGATAACTTCTCAGATCATGGTATGGCTGAATATATCCGGCACCTAGAGAATTGGTGATGTATAAATATATGTAAACAAGTAAACAACATTACAGTATATAATATCTTGGAGATATAAATGCAACAAATTGAACTTCTTGATATAGAGAAGCGTTTGGAAACAATGCATGTCGCAATACAAAGGCAGGAGGTAGAATTGGCATCGTGGAGACACAGATCATCGAGATTACCAAACTGGATTAGAAACGGTGGGGTAGCTCTATTCTGTGCACTCTTTGCACAATCTATGACTGCTGTATGGTGGGCATCTGAGATAACGAACACTCAGCAAAATTTAATAAGCGACGTAAAAGTAAACACAGAATATAGGGTGTCATCTACCCAACGGTATAATGATATCATGATACAACTAACAAGAATCCAAGTGACATTGGAACAACAGAACCCTTATAAGGAATAACTATGAAATCACTCAGTCAAATTAGAGAAGCATCGGGAGGTAAAGAAGCCTATCAAAAATTCTTTAATTCAATTCTTAAGAAATTCGGTGTAGATTCACCGAGCGAACTCGAAGGGGATGCTAAAAAGAAATTTTATGATGCCATCGATAAAGGCTGGGAGAGTGATGATCCTAATGACAAGAACGAAACTTATACAGACCCGGATAATTTAGATCCAGATACTACTGTTAATGCAGACGAAGATGATTTTGCCACCGGCAAAGCACTTGGTGAAAGCACAGCAGCTTATGCAGCATCCCTTAATAAGATTGCTAATGATAAGAAGTTAAAATCTATTTCTAAGGATGATAAAGAAACTCTTGCAAAGATTGCTAAGCTTCTACAAAGTGAAGGTAATGAGTGGGATAGTGGTGAATACGAACCTTTAGATGAAGCGTACCCAAAAGTGATGGACTTTAAGAAGACATCAAAGGAAATTGGTAAGCTTAAATCTACAATTCATCAACCTGTCATTAAACAGATATCTGCGCTGTTCCTCAAGATGTTTAGTAATTCATCTCTAAAGGTTCGTGATGATGCAGTGCTACAAATCAACAAGCTAAAGAATAAGGTTGATGGTGACACTCGTGTTGATATCAATAAAATCCTTAACACTAATAAAATGTTAACCAAAGATGGTAAAATTGTTGTTGAAGGTACTGAATCACTAGATGAAGCGTTCGCAAAATCTTATGGTTATACACATACTGAAGCAGCAATCAATCATTTAATGAAGGCCTTGAACCCTAAAAGTGCTTTGGCAAAAGGTATCTCAGCCAAAGCGGACAACGTTACAAGCGAATTCACGAAGATGTCCAAGCTTATGGACAAAATCATGGAACAGTGGGAAGCTGTTGAAATGGTTATCGGCATGAATGAAGGTACTGAATCATTAGATGAAGACACCTTGACAGCATTGACTGAAGGCAAGGATCTAACCCCTAAGCAAGAAAAAGAAGTAGCTGCATATCGCAAGTCACACCCCGAGTGTTTCGATGACGAGGGCAACTATAAAGAAGACGTAGACGTTAATGAGATGAAGGTTGATCAGAAGGTCACCGCCACGATTAAGGGCAAGAAAGTTAATGTCAGAATCTTATCTATTGATTCTGATAAATCTGCTGATGTTCATGTTGCTGATCTAAATGACCCTGACAAAGATTATTTTGTTAAGCGTTCAGCAATTAAAGAAGCGGTGAGTGTTGATCGTAGAAGTGTCGGCTTTAAAGAAGCATTGAAGCGACAGAAGATGGCTAAAGAGAAGCGTGAAGCTGCTAAGATTAAGTTAGCCAAGGAACAAGCTAAGACAGATATGGCTAACATCGGTGCTAACCACGAGTATGATAGTTCTGTAGAATCAATCCTCGCAGCTGCTAACGGTAAAATAATGGGTGAAGAAGCTCCTAACGTTGTTAGTTCAGGTGCAGTCGATATGAATCCTACTGGTAAGAACAAGAAAGATAAAAAAGAAAGCCCTATGGCTAAATACGGATACTAATACCATGGATAACTTTAAGATATTTAACGAAGCTAAAACTGTGGATGACGTTAAGAAGCGTATGGCACAGTTAAAGAAGAAGTCTATCGGTGACTTGCGGAAGCAAGCTAGTAGATACGATTCTGGCGCTGATCAAAAAGGCAACGATAAGAATGGAGCTATAGGTGATATCCTTCGGGCTGAATTTGGTCGTGCTCTAATGAAGCAATATCTTAAAGATGATGTTAATGAAGCTAGGGTTGCACCTTCAGCTGATTTAACTAAGCCAATGACTAGAACCCACGCAGCAGATTTGAAAAGAAGTTTGAATATCTCTGTTGATGGTCTAGATGCATTGGCATGGAAGTTACAATATCAATTCATTGGTGTTGATCCTAAAGCAATAGCTCAACTAAAAGCCTTACATAAAGAAGCATTGAAAATACAAAAGGCGGTTGTAAGTGCAATTGGCTCTGCTAAATAGGGGAACATCCTTTAAATTATTAATAGGCCTCTTTGTTATGGCAATATCCGCACCAACACAATCACAAATCAATGTAGTGTCATCTACAAGTGATTACTCACAGAAAATAAATCTTAAAGAACAGGTCGGGTCTTATTTAGACCAGGCCACAATGTTAGTATACGATGATATATTAAGATTTCAGGCAGCTGCGGCTAATCCAACAGCCGATGTATCTAATTTCAAATATCATGAATTTGCTGGTAATGCAATATGGTTTATGGATGAGTTATCTGGTATGGAATCGGATTGGAAGAAGTATGCAGAGACTGGAATTGTAGGTAATACCGCGTATAGCTATGTTCAATTTACGAATGCTACTGTGGATACCGCGGTGAATATGTATGTTAATCATATAAAAAGATTCAATACTCGTAAAGATACAAGGGATTGGCAACCATATAGTGTACCCCGTGGCGTAGAACTTGCAATACCTTCATGGGTAACCACCCTTAAGAATTCTAAGAAGTCACACAAAGAACAGATTAATGCATTAACATACGATCAACAATTAGCTTTGGCCTTTGTTCACCTCCATAAAGATAAGTCAAAGGATTCTAACTTTGTTTTATTAGCTACTGGTGATGTAACAGGAGCAAAGGATCTATATAAAAACAATCATCACACAAACCCTGATTTTAAAACATTGATTAGATTAAATGATATCAATCAGACGGGGCGTGATATTGGTGGTAATATTATAGACGGCACTGATCCTGGTTTCTTTAGAATTCATTATGCGGCAGCACCTGAAATTGTGGTTAAACCTGTGGAAATAGTTAAAGAACCTCTATTAACCGAAGTAATAACAGCTGAAGTGATTATAGATTCTTGGTATGTTGCTGCGGCAAAAGCAATCAAGGCTTTTTTCGGTGATAATTAATCATATAAATAAGTCTATACGTATAAGGAAAGATAATGGCAAAACCAAATAGTAGAAGCACATTGCAAGATCATTGCTTAAGAGCACTTGGCGCTCCAGTAATTGAAATCAATGTGGATGGCGACCAATTAGAAGATCGTACAGACGATGCAATACAATTTTATCAAGAGTTTCACTCAGATGCTGTTGTTAGAACGTATCTAAAGCACCAGCTTACAGCAACGGATATCACTAATAGTTATATTACTGTGGGCAATGAAGTTACCTCCGTAATGAGAATGCTAAAAATTAACTCTACCGGTGGCTCTGCACTGTTTGACGTTGGATATCATATGCGTCTTAACGATGTATTCATGGTAGGTGGTATGTCAAGTCAGATTCAAAACTACGAGCAGAAGCTTCAACATCTATCATTGATTGAACATCAATTAAATACAGAAGAGCACATACGATTTAATCGTCATAAGAATCAGATTCATATGGATGAAGGCTTCGGTGATCTTGCTGCAGGTGCATGGATTGTTATTGAAGTAATGGCTATTGTAGACCCTGGAACATACACCGATGTGTATAATGACATGTACTTAAAGAAGTATCTTGCTGCATTGATTAAAAAGCAATGGGGTTCTAACATGATGAAATTTGATGGATTCCAATTGCCAGGTGGAATTACAATGAATGGTCGTCAGATGTTCGATGACGCGATAGAAGAAATTAAAGAATTAGAAGAAGAAGTCAGATTAGTTTGGATGGCACCTGACAACTTCTTAATGGGATAACTAGATGGCAACTTCGGTATATTTTAGTGGTGCGGTAAAATCTGAACAGGATCTTTATGAAGATCTTGTCATAGAGAGCATCAAAATATTTGGCCAGGACGTAGTATATCTTCCACGTGAACAAATAGCTGAAGATACTTTGCTAAATGAAACATGGAACCAATATACACAAGCATTCCCTATAGAGATGTGGTTAGAAGACACTGAAGGTTTTGGTGGTGACAGCAATCTATTAGGCAAATTCGGTTTAGAGATAAGAGATCAAGGTACCTTTGTTGTTACTAAACGACGTTGGGAACAGGTTGTAGGTGGTGTTGCCACGGGGGCTGCATCTAGACTGAAACCTGCTGAAGGTGATCTATTATATATGACGTTGACCAAAAGGTTATTTGAAATAAAATATGTAGAGCCTAAGTCTCCGTTCTATCAGTTAAAAGATCTTCCTACATATACCCTTACTGCTGAATTGTTTGAATACAATGATCAACACTTTGATACTGGTTGGGATGAGATTGACCAGGTTGAATGGGATAACGCAACGTCATATAGTTATCTTATGTCTGCTGGTACTGATTACAAGCTAGGTGAGAAGGTTACACAATGGACTGGTGTTAATGACAGTGATGGGGATCCAATCAATGTGCAAGGTTATGTTGCTGGCTGGGAAAGTGATAATGATATTAATCGTGTAACAATCATATCTCCACATCAAAGCACTAACGGTGATGGTACATTTAAGACATTCTTTGTAGATGCAGATGCTAATCAAGCTTTGGTTGGTACAGAATCTGGAACAACTTCAAATATTGTAACAGATGAGAGTGGAACTGTTAAGACATTCTATAATAAGGATGTATTTGCTGACAACGATGAATTCGAATTGGCGGGTGATGATGTAATAGACTTCACAGAGTCAAATCCTTTTGGAGATCCATAATGTTCGAAAACCATTTTTATAACGAAAGCACAAGACGGATGGTATCTGTATTCGGCTCTATCTTTAATGACATGGAGGTTGTTAAGAAAGATGGTAACGGTAAGATACTACAACTAATTAAAGTACCTCTTGGTTATGCGCCGAGAAGTAAAGTACTTGCACGTTTACACGAACAAACAAGTGACCCTAAGATAGCTCTTAAGTTACCTCGTATGTCCTTTGAAATATCTTCTATGGAATACGATTCTAATGCCCGCGTGTCCAAACATAAGAATTATACAAAGACTATTGTGGGTGATTCATTACAGCTAAACAAATTAGGTGCACCGGCTGTATACAAGGTAGGGTTTGAATTAAACATTCTTGCTTCAACACAGGATGAAGGTCTACAGATGTTAGAACAGATCCTTCCTATGTTCCAACCAGAGTACACAGTGACAATAAAAGATATTCCATCAATGGATATCACTACCGACACTCCTATAGTCTTAGAGAGCGTCACATTAAATGATGATTATGAAGGTGATTTAGTTACGCGGAGAGCTATAATATATACATTAAGTTTCTCTACTCGTATCCGTTATTATAGAGCATTAGGAAAGGCCAAGCAGATTCTTCATACTGAAGTTGATTTCTCTGAGAATGTTGATCCTACCACTCACAAATTTGAGACATTGTCAGTGGATGGCACGACAGCAGCACCATATACTGAGACAATTAACTTCTTTGATACTGACGTATAAATACAGTAAAATTATGGAAATACATCATGAGTAATATTAATAGCAGTATCGATGCCGACTATGAAAGAGTCCGCAAAGATTTATTTGATTTAGCTGGTCAAGGTGACGAAGCGATTGAGCTTATGTTAGAACTTGCCCGTGAGTCAGAACATCCTAGGGCTTTTGAAGTTCTTGGACAATTGATTAAGCAAAATGCTGAGATCGGTGAAAAGATCCTTAAGCTCCACAAGACTAAGAAAGAAGTGGATAAGGATGACAACCTATTGCCTGCCCCTTCTTCAGGAACAACCAACAACAATGTGTTCATTGGCTCTACAGCTGAGCTACAAAGAATGCTGCGTGCTGAAGAAGTGATAGAAGCTGAGGCCGAGGAAGGTTCATTTAAAGATGAGTAACCGAGATATTAAGTATCTTGGTAACCCCAATGTTCGGGGTGCCGATGCTCCACATGACTGGACCAAAGCTGAACTGGTTGAATACAAGAAGTGTTTGAATTCACCACAATACTTTGCAAAGAAATACTGCAAAGTTATCCACCTAGATAAAGGTCTAATACCGTTTAAGCTATATCCATATCAGGAAGAGATGTTTGAATCATTCAATGAGAATCGATTTAACATTGTTCTTGCTTGTCGACAGTCCGGTAAGTCAATTGCCGTTGTTGCATATCTTCTATGGTATGTGATATTTAAGGGTGAACAAACCGTAGGTATCTTGGCTAACAAGAACGCTATCGCAAGGGAAATGCTATCACGTATCACCCTTATGTTAGAGAACCTACCATTCTTTTTACAACCTGGGTGTACAACTCTAAACAAAGGATCTATTGCCTTCTCTAACAACTCACGAATTATTGCTGCTGCAACGTCCTCTAGCTCAATTCGTGGTATGTCCCTTAACTTGGTATACCTTGACGAGTTTGCATTCGTTGAAAATGCCACTGAATTCTATACATCTACCTACCCAGTAATTTCATCTGGTAAAACATCTAAGATCATTATTACATCTACCGCTAATGGCATAGGTAATATGTATCATAAGTTATACGAAGGTGCAATACAAGGTACAAATGAATTCAAATCTACTCGTGTAGATTGGTGGGACGTACCTGGAAGAGATGAGAAGTGGAAAGCAATGACCATCGAGAACACATCTCAACTACAGTTCGATCAGGAGTTCGGTAACTCGTTCCATGGCACGGGCAATACATTAATCTCGGCTGATATATTATTGGCACTGAGGGCTACTGAGCCATTAGAACATTATAACAGTGTAAAAATATTTGATCATCCTGAGGAAGGTCATAACTATTTAATGTTCGTTGACGTATCCAGGGGAAGAGGCCAAGACTATTCCACATTTACTGTTGTAGATGTAAGTGTTAATCCGTTTGTGCAAGTGTGTACATATAGAGATAACATGATAAGTCCGTTATTGTATCCAGACTTATTGTATAAGTATGCCACACACTATAATGAAGCGTACGTGGTTATTGAATCGAACGATGCAGGACAAGTGGTGTGTAATGGATTATACTATGATTTAGAATATGAGAATGTATTCGTAGAGAGTATGATTAAAGCCAATGCTATTGGTGTGACCATGACTAAGAAAACCAAGCGTATTGGTTGTTCTAATATTCGTGATATCATGGGGCAGAATAAGTTGGTGATAAAGGATGAGGAAACTATAAGGGAGATGAGTACCTTTGTGGCTAAAGGGGCTTCATATGAAGCCGATCACAACTCGCATGATGATCTTATGATGAACTTAGTTATGTTTGGCTGGTTCACCTCCACTCCATTCTTTGCAGAGTCGACAGATGTTGATATGAAACGTATGTTATACTCGGCAAAAGTGCAGCAATTGGAAGACGAAGTTATACCTGTTGGCAACATGCCGATGGACTCTGATGACATACATCCGTTCGGAGATGGGTGGCAAGTATGGAATCCGTAAAAAGTATAAATAAGTATATTGAGAAAATTCGTATTATGAAAATCTTATTAAATAACATGACAAGGGGATTAAATGGCTAATCTAGTTTCACCTGGTGTACAGGTAAAAGAAATCGATTTGACTAATGTCGTTCCGTCAGTATCATCTACAATAGGAGCCATGGCCGGATCGTTCGCCTGGGGCCCTGTCAATGAAGTGGTTACTGTATCATCGGAAACAGAATTGGTTAACAAGTTTGGGAAGCCCGACGAAAATACTTTCGAAAGTGTTTTATCGGCAGCCCAATTTTTAAGCTACGGCAGCGCACTAAAAGTTGTCCGAGCGACAGGAGCAGCAGCACGAAATGCAACAGCATCTGGTACTGGTATCCTGACACAAAACATAACAGTATTTGAAGGTCAATCACCGGCAGCTACGGATTGGGTACAAGCTCGTTATCCTGGTGTTAATGGTAATGCAATCGGAGTAGCCATTGCATTTGGCGGATCTGCAATGACAGACCTTGTGGCTGGAGCAGTTGAGGGACTTCCCGGAACATCAGCCGCAGCTAATGCCGTTCGAACGGTTGGCACTGCTATAGATACCAGTAATGATGAACTTCACGTAGTGGTTTATGACGCTGACGGAACAATTACAGGTGCAGTTAATACTGTTCTTGAAACTTGGTCTTATTTGTCACAAGCAAGCGATGTGAAAAGTTCTAGTGGTTCTTCTTTATACTATAAAGATGTAATCAACGCAGGATCAGATTGGATTTATATCGGCAATCATGCAGCGGCTGTGACGGACGCAGGTGAATCAGCTGCTGGTAATACATTCGTACGCCCAGCGGATATCGCGATTACACTAAGTGGCGGTGTTGATGACAACGTGTTGACTCATGGCGACACTACTACAGCTCTTGGGTTGTTTGCAGATGCAGAAACAATGGATATAAGCTTGATGTTCCAATCAAACTCTTCATTGGATGCAGCTGATACCATTACACTAGGTAATTATATTACCGCTTTATGTGTAGCAAGAAAAGATGCGGTAGGCTTTGTCTCTCCAGAGAGAGGAGCAACGGTAAACGCAGCGGCACCAGCTACTTCAGTAGCAGCATGGAGAACCGGCTTATCATCAACGTCTTACGGCTTTGCAGATTCTAGTTCTTTATATGTGTATGATAAATACAATGATAAGTATCGTTGGATTGCAGCGGCAGGATCAATGGCAGGACTAACGGCTAACGCTGATTTAGTTGCTGATGCTTGGTTCTCACCAGCAGGTTTTACACGTGGTAATGTTCGTAACGTTACTAAACTAGCATGGAATCCTAACCAAGCAGCGAGAGAT